TTCTTCGGCGGCAGCAATGGAAAAAAATAAAATGAAAAAGCTTCTTGAGATGTTAAAGCGTCACGAGGGTGAAGTAGTCACCAACGGCAGGCATGTAGCTTACAAATGCTCAGCCGGGTACTGGACGATGGGTATTGGACGCAATATTGACCCCAATGGCGGAATAGGCTTGTCTGACGAAGAAGTTGACATGCTACTAGAAAACGACATTGCCAGAGTAATCAAAGAGTTGGCCTCAGAATATCCGTGGTTCAACGATCTTGATGATGTCAGAAAAGATGCTATGATTGACATCAGTTTTAACCTCGGAGCTACGCGTTTACGTGGCTTTCGACGCGCATTGTCTGCTATGGAAAAAGGCAATTACAGAGAAGCCAGTGCCGAATTTTTAGATTCAAAATGGAGTCGGGACGTGGGTGGCAGAGCGTTAGAGCTATCTGACATGATTGCCACTGGCGAATATTTGCAACAGGATTGGTAACCGCGATGGCTTATTTCCGACTGGCATTAAAGCCCGGCATCGACAAGCAGAACACCGAATACGGTGCGGAAGGCGGGTGGACAAGTTGTGATAATGTACGCTTTCGTTTTGGCTTGCCTGAAAAGATAGGCGGATGGACTTACTTTAATGGGACCGCTGCTTATCTTGTCGGCGATGCGACTGAGGCTTTTTCGTGGAACAATCTTGCAGGAAGCCCTTATCTAGCTGTAGGCACTGACCGTAAAGTTTACGTTTCAAACGGCGGAATCTGGTCCGATATAACGCCTTTGAGGGCCACGACTGCAGCAGGCGACGTTACGTTTGCAGCCTCTTCAGGCTCCCCGACACTTACCGTAACCGACGCCGCTCATGGCGCGGGCGAGGGGGATTTTGTCACGTTTAGCGGGGCAGTCAGTTTAGGTGGCGCGATCACTGCTGACATTCTGAATTCTGAGTATCAAATAACCGAAGTCACTAACTCCTCTACCTACACCATTACAGCCCCTGTCAATGCAGACGGCTCTGATACAGGCAACGGAGGGGCTTCGGTGGTGGGCGCGTATCAGATAAACGTAGGTTCTGATGTCAGCCTGTTCGATTTTGGATTTGGCAGCGGAACGTGGGGCGCGGAGGCGTGGGGCACAGAAAGAACGTCTAGCTCAGAGGTCTCTCTTTTTTCTCGAAGTTGGAAGTTTGACAATTTTGGACAGGTCCTTATCCTGCAGCTCGTGGACGGCCAGATATTCAATTGGAACCCTGCCTCCGGCATAGATACGCGAGCCACTGCAATTAGCGGGGCGCCAAGCGCCAGTACTTTTGCCCTAATCTCTAGTCCAGACAGGCATCTGGTGTGCTTAGGCACAGAGACCACGGTGGGTGACCCAAGCACGCAAGACCCTTTGTTCGTTCGGTTCTCTGACCAAGAAAATATTAACGAATTTGCCGAGTCAGTGACGAACACGGCAGGCGGGCAACGCCTCTCGGACGGTAACAGAATCATGACTGCCGTGCGCTCACGCGGCCAGATACTTATTTTAACTGACACCTCCTTGCACGGCATGCAGTACATTGGTCCTCCCTACACCTTTGGCTTCCAACAGCTTGCAAGCAACTGCGGCGCCTTGGGGCCACACTGTGCTTTGGACGTGAATGGCCTAGCCATGTGGATGGGGCCTGAGGCCTTCTATGTGTTTGACGGTACGGTCAAGAAGATACCCTGCACCGTGCAGGACTACGTCTTTAAAGACTTAAACCTCGTCCAAGGCCGTAAGGTCTTTGCGGGTTTAAACACCGACTATAACGAAATTACGTGGTTCTATTGCAGTTTCACGTCTGACTTCATAGACCGCAGCGTGACATACAATTACCTCGAAGACGTTTGGTCTATAGGCTCTTTAGCCCGCACCGCGTGGCAGGATGTAGGCACCTTTAACCTCCCTGTTGCGACACAGCAGCTAGTCGACAGCACCGCGACATCGCCAAGCACTATATACGGCCTTACTGCAGGCCGCACTGTGGTCTATAACCAAGAATCAGGCGTCAATCAGGCCGACGGGACAGGCATAACCGCCTCTCTTGAGTCGGGTTATTTTGACATGGGCGAAGGCGATAACATGCTGCTGATGCGGAAATTTATTCCTGACTTTAAAGATCAGCAGGGCAACCTCACGGTTAACCTCTTGCTTCGCCCTTATCCGCAGGCCTCGGCAAGCCCAAGCTCTCTGGACCCGTACCTCATAGCGCCGGGCACGCAAAAAGTGGACACTCGAGCACGTGGTCGGCAGATAGCGATCAAGATAGACAGCTCCGGTGTCGACACCAATTGGCGCTACGGAACCCTGCGCGTTGACATACAACCGGATGGCCTGCGATGAGCAAGATACAGAACGTGAGACTACCTAACGCCGCGACGGGCGACTACAGCCCACAGCAGTTTGACCAACTGGTCAGATCGCTCGAGCAGATCATTTTGCAGTTAAACAGCAGCTACACGCCGATTACTACTCAGCAAAAGAGTAATGCCCGCGCATGGTTTGAGGGCACTTAGCCGTGGCAGATAAATATTTTCATCAGCGACTTATCCCTGCAGCGGCGACCGAGACAACGATATACACGGTCCCTGCTGCAAATACGGCGATTATTAAGTCCCTGCGGGTGACCAATGCCTCTGGCAGCCAGTCGGATATTACGGTAAGCCAGTACGAGACATCGGGCGGTGCAGTAGGGTATTTGTACCATGAGCAAGGATTAGCGCACAGTGCAAGCGTTGACGTGTTTGCAGGTGTTCCGTGCATTTTAGAAGAGGGTAACGTCTTAAAGGTTACTTCAGACCAAGCCGACGTGACTTTTTACCTGTCCTATCTTGAAGTGGACAGGGACTGATAATTGCTCGATAATCAGCAGTAATTTCGCGTTTCAGGCGCGCGACCCTGTGTGGTCCTACTTAAAAAATTAAGGAAAAGATCATGGCAGAAGCGATGCAGGGAGCTATGTCCCTACCTCCCCAAATGGGTAATATGAGCGCCGAAATGGCCGCCGTAGAAGAGATGCGTAAGCAGGTCTCGCCCTCAGAAGTAAACAATGAAATGCTTATGGCGGCCGAACAGGCCGACCCTATTGCCGTTGCAGAGTTCAGACGTGAACTCGAAGAGATGGAAATCCCGCCTGAGGTGCTTGCACTTCTTAATACGATGGTTGATGAGATTCTCTCTGACCCCGCTAACTACGCCGCTATCCGCGCGCGTTACATGGCGCAGGGCGTAGACGAAGAGCTTCTCCCCGAGGCGTTTGATGCTCAGCTATTTGGCGCGTTGCAGGTTGCGCTTGATCAGCTTCGAGCCCCTAACACAATGGCTCCCCCACAGAACTTCGCCAGAGGCGGTGTCGCAAGCCTCCGCCCAATGGCTCAGGCTATGGCTGACGCAGGTCGTAACGGCGACACAATGGTTGCTCACATCAGCCCCATTGAGGCACAAATCCTAAGGCGTATTGGCGGTAGCGGCACTACTAACCCAATCACCGGCATGCCCGAATTCTTCTTGAAGAAGCTATTTAAGAAGATAGGTAGGACAATTAAGAAGTTCGCTCGATCAACTATTGGTAAGATAGTTATTGGCACGGCGCTGTTCATGGTCGCCGGACCGGCGGCAACGGCAATGTTCGGCACTACGGCTGCCCCTGCTTTGATTGCCGCGACCCAAGGTTTTGTTGCCGGAGCGGGCAGTTCACTGCTTGCAGGTGAGAGCCTGAGAGACTCCTTGAAAATGGGTGCAATAGGTGCAATAAGCGCAGGTGCTTTCACAGGCGTAACCCAAGGCGCAAGTGCTTTTCAGTCCACCACGCCAGTGACTCAGGTCGGTGCGGGAGGATTTGAACTAGCCGCAGGGCCATTAAATCCCGGTGCTGAAGTGGCACAAACTGCGATTCCTTCAGACGTAGGCTTCCAGTCGGCACTACCCAAGCTTGATACTAGTCCCTTGAGTACATCTGTGGACAGCGCTTTAAGGGCTCCTGTTTCGACGGTCAACCCTGTCACAAGTACGTTAAATATGCCACAAACAGGAGGCATACCTTCTGCCAAAACCTCCGGTTTTACATCACCTTTAACACCTGCACAAACATATGCAGCACCTAGAATTGATCCGGGGTTAAATCGCAGCGCTCTTCCCGGCGCAACCGCTCCGCAATCGGGTTTTAGCCTTTCAGAGACCGTGACCCCGCAGGCTGACACATTGTCATTTACTGATCGGGTCGCAAACTTAGGGCCTAACGGAACGGCTGACACGAGTGGTGTTGCAGGTCTTTCGGGAAATGCGCCACCACCGCCACCACAAAGTTTAATGGACAAGGTGACTAGCTTGCCCGGCAAAGCATGGGACAAGATTAGTCCTAAAGCTATTAGGCTTAGAGGGGATGAAGCAGCGAACGAGGCTTTGAGAGTCTCTAAAAGCTTGGGAGAGGACGCAGTTAAGCAACGGATAGCATATGATTCCGCAAAAGCTAGTGTGCTTTCACAGTATCTGCCTCTCGCCGCTGCAGGCATGGGCATCGCCGGATTATCCGGAGCGTTTAGCCCTGAGCAACCGCAGTTACCGCCCGGCTATGAAGACTTTATGAATTCTCGCGGCCAACGACTGCTCGAGCAGTACCCTGAGCGTTACGGTTTGCGCTTTGGCGGCGTGAATACCATGTCGCAAAGTGCGCCATACCAAATGTACCGCCCATACGGCGCCGCTACAGGAGGCAGCACGTCTGACTTCCCACGCAAGAACGGCGCAATTAACGGGCCGGGCACTGGCACATCCGACGACATCCCCGCAATGCTCAGCGACGGCGAGTTTGTATTCACCGCCAAGGCAGTGAGAAACATGGGCAACGGATCACGGCGCAAGGGCGCTAAAAAAATGTATGCACTTATGAAGAACCTAGAGGGCCGCGCCAATGGTTGATATGACTTATAGCACACAGTATGTGCGCGAGGCCCCAGAAGTTGAGGCCTACAAGCTAGGACTGCTTCAAGAGGCTCAAAACCTCTACAACCAACCGATGAGTATCCCCGCCGTCGAGGCCGCAGGTCTTTCTGGTACTGAGCTACAGGGGATTGATTTTGCTAAGCAAGGCGTAGGGGCGTTTGAGCCTTACATCCAAGCGGCCTCCCAAGGCGTCACCCAAGGCATGGACCTCACGCAGCGTGGCGCGTTAGCAGCGGGCGCTGTTGACACGACAGCTCAGTATCAAGCCGCTCAAGACATGATGGGGCGTGCAGTTCCTGTTATCGGTCAGGGCATTGGTGGTATTTTAGGTTCTGCTCAGGCGTATGATCCTAACCAAGCTGCGGCCTACATGAACCCTTACCAACAAGAGGTGACCCGTAACGCGCTCGGCGAGATGCGCCGTCAGGCTGACATAGCTCAGCAAGGGCAGGCGGCTCAAGCCATTGGTGCAGGTGCTTTCGGCGGTACTCGAGAAGGTGTTCAGCGCGCGGAAACAGAGCGCGGTATTCAAGACCTGATGCAGCAGCGAATCATGCAGGACTACGCCAATAACTACGCGCAGGCACAGCAGGCGGCGATGCAGGGATTTGAATCTCAGCAGGGCCGACAACTTGCCGGTGGTCAGGCGTTAGGTCAAGCCGGAATGCAGTTTGCTAACCTTGGTCAAGGTATTGGCGGCTTGACTGCACAGCAGGCAGGCGTTGATATCAGCAAGGCGGGGACATTAGGCAGCCTTGGCGGCCAGATGGGGTCTCTGGGCACTCAGTACGGCGCACTAGGTCAGGCTACACAGCAACTCGGCGCGGCAGACACAGGCCTGTTAATGGGTCTTGGTGGCCTCGAGCGTCAAGTCGAGCAAGGCCAAATCGATGCAATTCGATCCACGCAGATGCAGGAAGCGATGGCTCCTTATCAGCAGCTTGGATTTGTTTCAGATATTTATCGTGGCGCACCAACCACCTCAATGGCACTTACCTCGCAGACCGCGCCTAGTGCAAGCCCGCTACAGACAGCGGTAGGCTTAGGCGTTGGAGCGTTGACCACGGCCGCAGGCGCACAGAAGGTAGGGTTAATTTAATGGAAAATAAAATACAGATGGTTGATGACGACCAAGTCGAAAATGTCGGCATTATGTCCGGCTTCATGGACGAGATCGACGAGTTGATGGCAGAAATCGCTGAAGACGATAGGGAAGACGCCGAAGGCTCCGACATGGCACGCATGATGGCGCGCACCCCTGACTCACCTGAAATCCTCATGAACAACCTTCGTGGTGACATGCGTTCGATTGATGCGCGCCGTGAGGAGCTTGCCGATTTGGTTGGATTCCGTGAAGCAGAAGAAACGCCAGAAGGTGTCTTGGCGCTGTTGCAGCCTGTACTGGCTCAGCAACAGGCTGCGCCTGCGATGCCTATGATGCCTGCCGGACCTGCACCTATGCCACAGGGTATGCCTCCTGAAATGGCCGGAATGGCACCGCCTCCTATGCCTGCTGGTCCTGCGCCTGCGATGGGTGGTATTGGTGGATTGCCAATGGACCAAGCGATGATGCCTGGAATGTATCAAGGTGGTCCCGTCCAAAATTTTAACCAAGGGTCCGGGCAGATGGGCGTGACTCCTGCGAATGACGCTTTTTCGGCGTACCCGTCTGATATTGTTGAAGAGGCTAAACGCCGTGTCCGTGCGATGATGGACGGTGGAATGGTTCAACAATATAACAAAGGTGGAGTAGTTCAGCATTTCCAAGATGGCAGCACTGAAGAGGCTGTCTCACCTGTGGGTAGCTACGCCCCTGCTTTACGTCAACCTGCTGTGGATTACCTTACAGCCCTTATGACTAGAGAACAAGCTGCGGTCCCCGACCTGCAGACAGCGATGGCGGATGAGGCTGCGCTTTACGAGACACTGGGACTCGGCACTGATAAATCCGCTAACCAAGCGCAGATGCTTTTCGACATAGGTCAAGCTGCGTTCGGGTACGCAGGTAACGTAGGTGCCGACGGCAGGCCTATGCAAGGATCCGCTGCCGCTAGATTAAGTCAGTCGCTTGCTCCTTTGGCAGGGAAGATTGGCGCACGCAGAGAGGCGATGTCTAAAGAGGCTCAAGCGCTTAAACTTGCGGCATTGAAAGGTGCTCAAGCAAAAATAAGCGCGGCCCAAGCGCAAAATGCAGCGTTAGGTGAAAGCCAGACTGAAGCTGCAATCAAATTAGCGCAGCAGCCTAAGCAATCGGCAAGACAAGCTGAGATAGAGTTCCTTAGGGGCTCAGGTGTTTCTGACGAAGAAATAATAGAGAGGTTATTCCCCGGAAAGACTCTTACAGGCTCTGCCGCAGACATCGCTGCCTTAAAAGCAATGGGCAAAACAGATGATGAAATAACTGCACTGCTTTTCGGCTCAAGCACCAGTCCTTTTGCAGAGCAAAAAGCGTTCCTTGAAAGCCTTGATTTACCTGGCGGTAATGAAGCATTGGCAGCACGATTGGGACTAGGTTTACCTAAAGATCAACAGCCTACTGAATTCCAAGTCAAAGTAAAAATGATGGAGGATGCTAACTTTACTCCTGAGCAAATACTAGACAGGATAGCGCCTCCCAATCAGCCTAGCGCGTTTAGGGAAAAGTTCGACATGCTAACAGGAACGGGTGATTACTCTCCAAAGGATGCTTTAAATCTTTTAGTGGGCGATAAGGCTACATCTAGAGACCAACGAATTGCAGACATTATGAGAGCCACGGGCCGCACTCGTGATCAGGTGGTGTTGGATTTAGAGAATGAATTGAGAGTAGATCCTTTAACGGGCAACTTTGCTGTTTATGACCCACAGGAAAAGACATTGACTCCAGTAGTACCTGATTGGTCGAATGTTGAAGGAGCAGATACTCCAAGGGTGACCGCTCCGCCATTAAGCGAAGTAAACATTGTTCCTATGCTAAGACAGGGCGAGGGAGTAGGTATTAAAGTAGCTCTCGCTAACTCCTTTAACAGCACCATTGGTCAATTTGTTCCACTACCATTTGACAGTGAAAGAGCAGCAAGAGAAAGAATAGACGCGATTAATGTGTCTATCCAAGAGGCATTTACTCAAGGCAGCAGGACACCTGTTATTACACTGCAGCAGATCATAGAGCTAGTTCCTCAAGGAGGAGAGGCTTGGTTAAGACCTGAAGACGCTGCAAGCAAACTAGCTAGTACAGCTAAATACCTGTCTCAGGTTTATGCAGATGATTTAAGAGGTTCTAAAAACCCCGCGCTAGGCAGGAAGGTTATGCAGGAGTTAGGGGCTAGAGCCGAGGCCATGAGAAACACTTTGCAACTGATAGTGACAGAAGAAACACTGGCACAAATCGACAGCACTATTTCTACAGGAAAAACCATAGAAGATAAATACAAGGACATGTCCATACGCGAGCTCCTTGATATTGGTGGAGATGTTGTTAACAATATGGTTCCCTTAGAAAGAGCGGCGTACACTGCCCGACTGCAAGCTTACCGAGACCTGTAAAATGGCTGAAAACACACCTACACCAGAACAACTTGCGGAAATTGACGCTAGGTTAGCCGCTGTTCAACCTACTCCCGAACAACAGGCACAGATTGATGCTCGGTTGGCTGCGGTTAATGAACAGGAAATGCAAGAGGCAGAAACTGCGAGGTTAGCCGCTCGTTCAAATTATCAAAGAGGTATGGAGGAACAAGGTTTAACTAGCCTTGTTCCCGGTCCTGTGCGAGCCATAGATGAAGCTTTACTAAAAATCCCTGGTGCAGAGCCTTTGAACAGGTTCTTATCGCAGACGCTTGATTCTGCCGCATTGGATTATCTCCCTGACTCTGCCAAAAACTACCTTGCCAGACTCGGGATAGGCTACCCCGCAGGTGTTAATGCAGAAGGTATAGCAGGGAAAATGGGTGATGCGGTAGGTATAGCCGCGCCTTATGTGGTTGCTCCTTTGTATGCAGGGGAAAGGTTGGCTGCGGAAACGGTTACAAAGTTAACGCCTCGCATGAATATAAACCCACTTAGAGCAACTCTTGAGGAGATGTATAGAACATATCTGAAGAGTCCCAAGATGTTTCTTGCCACAGAAGCGGGCGGAGCTGCGGGCGCCGAAGCTGCCGGTGAGCTGCTTGGGGTTAGTGAAGAGAATAAAGAAGAATACAGCCCAGAAAGAATAGTCACCCAAAGATTGTTTGCTGAATTATTAGGCGGAGTCATAGGTTCTGGTATACCTAACGCACTGCCTAGTACATTTAAAAGAGCTAAACAAACGATACAGGCTAACCTGCTTCCTTTTACTACCGCAGGAGCCGAGATTCGTGCAGCGCGTCAAATGCAAGCCCGTGCCGGAAGCCAAGAGCAGCGGGAGCTGTTCGCTCTTTTGCTTGAAGGAATGCCTGAAGGTGTGACTCCTGCTCAATGGTTAGGTGACGACACTCTTTTGGCGCAACAGGCTAGGATTTTAGCCGACGACAGAGCGGATGTGCAGAACACTAGAGGATTGACTGAGCAAGTAGGCGCGCAGCTAATCCAGGCGCGCAGAGTAATGGTTGAAGAATTATATGATGCCCAAGGAAACCCTAGGTCTCGGTTAGATTGGGCTAGACAAATTATTCAACGAGTTACTCCGGGCACAACAGAGATCAAGAAAGATCAAATAGATAAGATGTTGCAACAATCTTATGACGCTTTTAAGCCTTTATACGACAAAGCTAGGGGCTTTGAGTTAGAGCCTGAAGACGCTGAAGGCCTTAGGGAATTAATCATTGGATCAGCCGATGCGCCTAGCATTACTGCTAGTGACGACAGTATTAACACGGCAAGAAGGTGGTTAAAAAACCTTGTAACCAATTATGAACCGGAAGCAGCAAAAGACCTCGCTGCTCTAGATACTTCACCGCCTGCAATTTTAGGCGCTGACGGGAAACCTTTGCGTCCCCCTACGGAAGCCCCTGCGCCTGAACCTAAAGCGCCCTTAAACATAACAAGCACAAACGATGCTATTAACCTTCGTTCTAAAATAAGAGAGGAAAGAAGAAGATTAAGAAGAACAGGGGGAAACCAAGAGGTAAGAGATCTTTACGGTGTGGCAGAAGAAGAGCTTACTAATTTCATCAGGAACAATGTTTCCGATGAGGCGGCAGAAGAGCTCGCTGAAACAGACGCTATTTATTCCCAATATAAAGTGATAGAAGATGCCGTTTTCCAATCTTTTGACGACAACCTAACGGGGCAGAATGTATCACAAAGTATCAAAACGAGCACGTTAGCTACTCCGTCTCAACTAGCACGGGGAGATACAAATGAAGCAGTCCAAGAGCTTAGGAGCCTCGCGCTTCAAGGCAGAGACGTGGAGACTTACCTAAGAGACCCTGAAAGAGCCGCCTTAATAGTTAGGGGTCTTGAGCCTGAAGAAAAAGCTGAGGTTCAAGCGGAATTTTTACGTTACATAATAACTCGTGCTAAAGAAGCTGCTCCAATAATCGAGACACCAGTTCCAGGGGTGGGTACGCAAAAAGAAGTTATACCTTCTGCGGAAACTCTTAAACGGGATTTATTAGACAACCTAGACGTAATGCGCTCGTTGGGTATGAGTGATGACGAGATAAAAAGAGTAACGAACATCGCAGACACCCTTGGTAAGCTAGAAAAACCTAGCCCAGAAGCCGTCAAAAAACTGTTTGAGGATGGCCCTGCCAGTCTTTTAGAACTGGCAGCAGTGCTAGTGGGTACAGGACAAGCGGCCTTAATTGGAGACGCTACTAATGTCGGTGGAAGCCTTGTCCTTGCCCAATTTATGGCAAACAGAGCTAGGCAACTCCTAAGCAGTTTCACTGGTGATCAAGCGGCCAAACTGATGGCAGACGCTGCTACTGACCCTGAGCTGTACAAAGTTTTGTTGCTGAAAGACATTGCACCTAGAAGGCAGCTTATCGAAGGAGCAAGGTACCTTCAGAACTATTTGTACTCCGCTCCGTTTAGTGCGTTAGGGGAACTAGAGGAAGGTGAGGAAAGACCTTTAGCCCCTGCTGATCCTCTTTTTATAGAAGACGAACAGGCTTCGGTATCTGCCCCTGCTCCGAGGCCACAGGCCCGAGGAATGTTACGAAGAATACCTACGGCGCCATCAACAAGGGGGCTTCCGGGCTTAGGTAGTGAGAACGCACCTAGCCCTGCGGCTATCCCTACTAGCGCCGTGGCCCAAGGACCTGCCAACTCGCAAAGCAGGGAGATGATGCAGCAGCTATTCCCAGAGGAACGACTAGCATAAAAGGTCTCGAAGTTTTCCCCAGTCAATTTGATTCATCGTCCAACGAGCCATAGGTTCAACGTCTACACCTTGCATAAGTAGTTGTTGACCTTGGCTCCCGTGATACAAAAGAAGCTGTTGCTCAGACCTTTTCTCCGTCCCCTTCGGATGCCACTCCACTAGGAAGTATGTCGGCAGACCCATCTTCGCGTGGCTCATCGAGAACGCTATTTGATGGGGGCTCAACCTGACTTTCTTCCCGCTCGTCACTACCTTCAGCTCCATCATCAGGTATCCCTTTTTCGGGAGACCTATCAGACAATCCGGTAGACCCAGTCCCACTCTGTTCTCCAACCTCACCATTATCGAATTCGGCAGGTTCTCCTTCAGTTTTTTGTACAGTAATCCTTCGGGACCTTTCGCCATTTTTCATCGCCTCAAGCATAGTGGGTTGATCGTCTTCTATCTCATCCTCTATCTTATCGGGGGTAACATCTAATAGCTCTTGAGGAGGTGTGCCGTACATGGCTTTGATTTCCTCTAGCTTCTTCCGCACCTCGTCTTTAGACATGCTGTCGATTGTTCCGTGACGAATTTCTTTCCGCTCGATATATATCGTGCCTAACGCTTGTCCCCGCCTAAACTCGGCAGATACCGCTGCGCCGTAGTTCCCTGCTTCTAACGCTGCGTCTCTTATATGTTGAAGATCACGCATATGCCTCTGGAAGTTGGTGCCGTATTTTTCTGCTAATTCGTACCGATATTCTTTAATCGCTGCGACTACTTGAGGGTATTTTCCGGCATTAGTTAGATCGTTTGCAGTCTGTGTGGCACGTTCTTTGGGGTAACCGGCTCTAATAGCTGCTTCCTTAAGGGTGACTTTCCCCTCATCATCGCAGAGGCTCATAATAAACTTCCACTGCTGTGGAGTTACTACGCCTTTTTGATCTTTCAAAGGGGCTACATCTGCTGCGTTTATTTTTTCCATAAGCTTTTGATTCCGTGTCTTTTTGATCGGCACGGAATTAAATAGCTCAGTCATTTTCTTGCTCATTACACACTCCTGTCTTCTCTTGTGCCTCGTGAAACTGATCAACTCGGCGCATCCAGAGGTCTTTATAGCCTTGGAACTCACGCCCTGCAGTAGAGAACTCCGCAGTGCTGCCGTCTGATCGTACAGCCATTAAGACAACAGCGTTGTCTATGGTGGTGCCGTGTATTTTGTCATGAGCTAAGGCATACGCCGCCAACTGGCAGAAGTAGTCCTCGATCCATTCACGCTTTTTCGGCTTGTTGCTTTGCTTAAAGTCGATGATGGCAGGCTTGTCCCTGTAAACGCCGACCAAGTCAGTGGTTCCTGCGTACTTTTCAGGGTAGTAAAGCGAGACCTCTGACCCCCAAATCTCATTCACATTGTGAAAATAAGTGTTAATGATTTTGTACCCAAGCTCGTAACCTTTACACATCTCCCAGTTTGTCGGACGGGGCAGATTTCGGTACGCGACCATCCGTTCAATGACTTCGTGCAAATAGGTACCAACTAATGACGCCTCGTTTTTAATACGCTCCGCTTCCGCTTCACCGACGCGCGCGACCCACGCATCAAGGGCACCCTTATCTCTTTTGGTAGCAGACAAAACAGTAGTCACACTCGGCAGTTTCTGCTCACCATAAATGTAACGTCGGCCCTCAGGTAAATCCTGTCTCTGAAGTGAAACATATTGATACAGCTTTTTTATGGGGATTAAATCAACCAATTCTTCATCTCCTCGCCAAGCACCTCGTTGGCAATATCTATCTTAGCTCGCAGGGCTTTAACTATTTTTTCGTCGATTGTGCCAGGTACAAAAAGATCCACATAAGTTACCGACTTTGTCTGTCCAATGCGATGCGCGCGATCTTCAGACTGCAAACGCACCTCCAAGTCAAAACTGTTACTAAAGTACACAACTGTGTCCGCTGCTGTGAGCGTAAGTCCGTACCCACCTGTCCTTGGGTTGCCAACAAAGAACCTGAGCTCGCTGTCAGGGTCTTGGAATTCACGGACCACGCGCCTGCGCTCTTCGTCATCGGTGTCACCGTAGTATGTGCCGACTGCGTTCATACCATATTCTTTTGCAAGAGCAAGCTTGATGGCCTCGATGTCATGCCTGTAGTTTGCCCAGATAATAACCTTGCCTGATGTCTCTTCGACCACGGACATCATTTCCGTAAGCCTATTAGTCGGAATATTTACCTCTGTCCCATCATCAAGTTTTGAGTGACCGCAGGTGATTTGGTGTAGTCTCATTAGTTGAGTCAACGCATTTACAGTCGTAGTCATGCCCTGATCAAAAAGCGCCAAAGCCATTGTCTTCATGTCGTTATAAGCTTGGAGCTGTTCTGTAGTAAGCACCACTTCGCGCTTGATAAAGACCTTGGGCGGCAGATCAAGGCATTCTTCCTTAGTTATCCGATAGCTAAACACATCAAGTTTCTGCTTAAGCTCGTCAAGCTTGCGGTAGCCAACTATCTTCTTAAAACTATGTGACCCCATCTGTTGCTCAACCACGATGGCATACCTTGCTCGGAAAGAGTAAAAGCTCGGCGCATCAAGGCAATCCTCTGACAGAAAAGCACATTGTTGGTAAAGATCCATCGGGCTTCGGGTGACAGGTGAACCCGTCATGATCCTTCTATACAACGCTTGTTGCCCTACTTTAAGTACATTCTTCGCACGTTTAGCGGTCGGAGTTTTTATAGTAGTGCTTTCGTCAATCGCCATAAACGACTTGGTGTACATAGCAAAACGCTTGGCATACTCAAACCCTTTCTTCGTGGACAACGCCTCTACGTTCATTACAAGTATCTTCAGGTCATCAGACACATCCCACAACCTCTCTAACCCTACCTTTTCGGCCTTACGAGGGTTAGGTGTCCAAAGCGCCGTGCGGTGAATGATATGATCCGGCAGATGTTTAGGCAGTTCTTGATCCACCCAGTTTCTGTACACGCCCTTAGGGGCTATGATCAGAGCTGCGTTTATTTTACCCACGTCATAAAGCATAGCGATATTATTGATCACCATGAATGACTTACCTGTACCCATGTCAGCAAAAAGCGCTGCTACAGGCTTTTTCCAGAAACGCTCTAAGTACTTACGTTGATGATCAAAGGGCTTATTTTTAAAAGCATAACGCTCAAGCCATATGTCCTCCATTTTTTTCTCCTTTCTTTGTAAAGCGACTTGAAGTCGCTCAGAAATTCATTGTACACTACCCGCTCGCTTTTGCGAAACCAAAAAGAAAGGAGAATGAAGTGCCTAAAGTTTTTGTTGTCTCTGAAAGTCCCAAACACAATATCGCGCCCGCATTAGATTACGGCGAGATAGAGGTTGTTCTTCC